GTTGCCTCGGTGGTGTGTGCGTGTTTTTGCTTTTTCGAAGTTTCTCTTTTTTTTCTCTTGGGGGGTTTGGGGGGGTTTCCCCCCGCCTCTGCCTTTGATTTGATTTATTACGCTACTGTTGCGAACTTAATCAAGTCAGGTGTTACTGCCTTGGTGCCGTAGTTGTAGAACATTTCTGCGGCGTAGTCGTTTGACAAAGGTAGCTTCTCTGCGTCGTATTGTGCGACAATCAGTGGCTGTGCAATTGCGCCGTCTACAAAAGCGATTGCGTCCTTGGTCTGGCGTACGTTGCTTACTACTTCTACGCCGTGGAAGGCTTGGATTTCTTCAGCGTCTGTGGTGATACCGATTTTTACAGTGTCTAGGTAGTTGCGTAGTTTACCGTAAGCTTTTGGTGTCAAAGACAATTTAATCATCTCGCGGTCAACGCCGTCGACGTATTCGTTCTTTGTCGTTTCGATTGCTTGGATAAGAGCCTCTACCTTGTCCTGGATTGTTGGCTCTGCGGTTACGACTACTTCTGAGCCTTCTGTTTCGGCTACGCTGAAGAACTTAGCGTCAGTTTCTGAGATGACTGTCTGTGCGTGGTTCTTCTTTCGGCTGTCGATAATGCCAGGGATACCACGTAGTTTGATATCTTTCTGAGCGATTTCTTCGACAATTTCGCGGTCTGTGTCGATTTGGACGAAGACCTTGCCCTTGTTGTTCAAAACGTCGCCTTTAGCTGCTGTGCGGGCTGTGCCGTAGTCTTTACCCTTTGAGTTAATGAAGCGGTTTGCTTCAACGCTACCCGTTGTTGGGTCGCCTGACAAGTCCTTGTTCTTAAAACGTGCGGCTAGAGAGCCTTTCTGGATTGACTCGATAACGTAGCCGTAGCTCACAGCCAGTTTATCTTTGTCTGTGTTGCTCAAAATGCTTTTAGCGTCCTGTGCCATTTTTATAATCTCCTAATTGTTTAGATGACGGTTACTTCACCGTATTTTTGAGCGCTCTGTGCGCTGTCCTGTGGAGCTTTCGGGGTGCTTCCTTTCAGTCGCTCTGCTACTGCGGCTTCTACAGCTTTTCCAAACTGCTTTTCCAAAGTCGCGATATTCTGCTCCTGTTTTTCAACGTCTGCGTCTACTACTAACTCTGCTAATTCGTGAGATATACCTTTTTCAATCAGCACGTTCTTCGCGTTAAAGAGGTTTTCTCTCAGCGTGATTTGTCGCTCTTTCTCGGCTAGCTCGCGTTCCGATTGCGCACGTCGCTCGGCTTCGCGCTCCTCTTCGCTAAGCTTTGCTTGGCGGTCGTACTCGGCTATGCGTCGGTCGAGTTCCTTGTCGTACTTCTTGCGCTCTCGGACTAAGCGACTCTCTACCGTTCTGTTTACGTCTTCTTGTGTAAACAGGCGGTTGTCTGTCTGCTTCTCCTCCTGCGTGGCGTTTTCTACTGCTTGCGCTTCGTTGTTTTCGGCGTTGTCGTTATTCACCTTAATCTCCTTTTCCGTTTTAAGCTCGTCAGCTTTTCTTAAAGGTTGCCGTTTCAGTTCCGTCGAACAAGCTCGGCTTTAGTCCTGCTTGCTTAAATTGTAACATATTTTAGAATAAACTCTCATATGCTTTTACTTCGGCGTCGATTTTCAGGAAGGGCGCGTTTATTTCCTCGTCGTCTGAGAATTGCTCGAAGTAAATATTCCGCAGGCGTCCTGTGTTCTTGTCGACTACCAGATAATGCGGGTATTTGAGCTTCGTTACCTCGTCTTTCGGCGCGTAAACTATGTAGCCCTTCATCTCGCCCACGTTTTCGTAGCCCTTGCCTACCAGTAGCTCGGCTCTGCTTGCTGTTATGCTCATCTCTTCGCTCCTTTCTTCGGTTTACTTGTTGGTTTCTCTGATTTCTTCACGACATACGGAAGCATTTCCGTGTCAATTTTGGCGTTGTCAATTCTCATAAAGCCCCACCGCGTCATTTTGTTTTTATATGGCGGAGTATCGAAGCTCTCGCCGTTCTGCGGGTCGATAAACCTCAGCCCGTCTGGATTGCCTGCCGTGGATTTCACGCGCTCGGCTACTAGCGTATGTCCTGAGCGTCCGTTGCGGGCGTAGAAGAATACCTGAAGCCTTGCGCCTACTGGCAATTCCTTCGTGTGGCTCACCATTTCAGGATACTCTGATTTGTATAGTCTGCCATCGATTTTCTTCCAGCCCAAAAAGTCGACCTCCTTCTTCCAGAGCCACTCCATTTCGCGTATGGTTCCGCTAAACTCGCGCCTTAATTTCGGGGTGTTCGGCAGTGCTTCCACGTCATAACCGCGGCGTCTTAATTCGTATGCGGGGACGCACCTCTGGCAGTTGCTCTTGTAGCCTCCGCCCTCGTCATAGCGTGGATTTGCCTTGATTGCGTCCTCTGGCTCCATTGGCTCGCCCTGCGTGCCTATAACGTCGTTCATTGCGTAGGCAATTGGTGGCGCTGTTGGTTTCGCGCTCAGGGTTTCCTCGCCTCGTCCGCTCTGCCAATCGTTAAAGCTCTTGTAGCTGTTCACCTCGCTTGGTGCTGTGTCTGGGTCTTCGCGGTCTTCTAATCGTGAGCGCCTCAGGCTTGGCTCTGCGTCGTCGCCTAGGTACGCTCTAATCTTCGAGCGGCAGTTGGGGTGCATTGGCGGACAGTTTACGCCTACCTCGCGCTCTGATAGCTTGAAGCGCTTGTCGTCCAGTGAGCCACAGATTTCGCTGGTGCGCGTGTCCAGGGTTGCCATAAAGACATACTCGGTTATTCCTAGCTCCTCGTATAGCCTGGCTTCGGCTTCGTTCTCGAAGTAGGTGGTTTCGGTGCGTATAAGCCTCATTGCCTCGTATGCTCCTACGTCGAAGCGTTGGCGTACTTCTCGGGCGAGGTATTGCGGCGATTTGCCCGCGAGTAGCCCTGCGGCGGTGCGCTGGCTCAAGTCCTGGGCTAGCCTGTTTGTGTTGCTCCAGATGTTCTGGCTGTAGTTCGCACCGTTCCATTGCTCGGCAAGCATTCGGTTTAATCGCCTTGTGTTTATCTGCGTAAACTGTTGCGCTCTGCCTGTCGTTTGCTCTATGTCGTAGGCGGTTCTGAGGTAGCTTCGCTTGATTGTTTCGGCGTGCGCTTTCGTGGATAGCTCTATGCGTGGCTTCGTGATTGCCATAGCCTCCGCGTAGATGTTGTGCTTAAACTCCTCGAGCCGCGTTATTCGCGCCTTGTAATTTTCCTTGATGTATTGGCGGCTTAGTTTGCCCTCTGCGGTCTTCCAGAAGCGGTCGGTTTCGCCTCGGCTCAGCAACTCCTTTAATTGACCGACGTCTATTCCCGTCTTGTCGCTGTATTTCTGGTAGGTGCGCTCGATGTCGCGCTGGACAATCTTCGCCGCGTCTGAGTAGATTTTTGCAACGTTTACCGACTGGCGGTCGATGTGTCGGCTGATATCTGCGCCGCGTCTTTCGGTGCGCTGTTGCCAGTATTCCGCGGACTTCACGCGCTTACTCCTCGGCTACTTCTGGCTTTGGTTCTGCTGGCTTTGCTGGTTCTATTGGCTCGGCTTCTTCTAGGTTGCTGATGTCGTCGGCGTTGCTTGCCTGCTCGTCTTCTTTCTCGGCTTTCAATCGCTCGATGACCTCGCTGGCGTCGCGGACGAAGGACAGCTGGCTGATGAGCGTTTCGTCGTCGACGTGGTCGGTCAGGTTGTTTATCATCTGGCTTACTTCTAGGTCGTTTGCTGGCAGGCTTCGCGTAAACTTGGCGTCAACGTCGCGGGCGGTGATTGGCTCGGTGTTGTTCTTGACCTTTAGGAAGCTGGCGTAGATTGCCATACGCTCCATAAGTCCGCGCTCAAAGTAGCGCTCCTTGGTCTTGATGTTCTGCTCCATTGCAAGGAGTTTGTACTTCAGGGCTACACCCGAAGAGTTGCCTGCAAAGTTCTCGTCTGACATATTCGGAGTCTTGCTGATTTTGTGGATGTCTTTCTCAATCGATGTGCGAAGCGTTTCGGCGTCTGACTCGTTTAATTGCTTGACGATGTATTCAATTTTTGCGTCCTTCGGTATCGATGAGATGACGCGGTTATCTCTCAAGTCCTGCACTTGCTGTGCGGTCAGAGATACGCCGTAGAGCGCGAGGATTGCGTCGACCAGTTGCGCCTTGTCGTTTATTCGGTCGCTCTGCAAGATATTGTAAACGTCAATCAATCCTATAACGCCCTCAAAGTCGCCCGTGCGCGCTGGGTTGTTGCGGTATTCAACCACGGGGACGTCACCCATTGCGTGCGCGTGCTTTGGTTCTACCTCTGTTAATTTCTTAGGCTCGGCTTCGGTTGTGTATTCGGCTATGTATTCCTTGTCTGCGATGTAAACCGTGTAGCTCTTAATGGTTCCGTTGTCGTCGGTCTGCGGTATGTAAATAATCGCGCCGATTTTCGACTGTTTGACGGTATTGTCGCGCACTAGCACGACGTTGCGTGGGTCATAGTGTGCGCTGAAGATAGCGCTGTTCTCGTCTGTGTAGATGTACTCGTAAGCGTAGCCGTAAATTGATACGTCGCGGGCTATTTCGCTGTCTAGGTCTGCGATAACCTGGCGGTCGTATTCGTCCATAATTGGCTCGATGTTCACGCCCTCGCTTGTTTCATAATCCACGGGGCTTCCCAGAAAATAGCCGACGTTCACGTCGGTGATGTAGCTCGCGTGGTTCACTACTACTTTGTTGTTCACGCCCGACTGCGTTTGACGGCTGTTTATGTCGTGGTCGCCGAAGTAGTAGTTCTCTAATTTGTCGAGGCGCGCTTTTAATTTCGTGTTGTAGGCTATCGCGGCTTTGACTACGTCGACGCTGTGCAGGTCGGTTTCTGGTGCTTGTGTAAATGGCTTGAAGGCTTTACTCATTTTTTGCGGTGTTCCTTTCCTTAGAATAATCCGCGGCGACGGCTGATGTTGGCGCCGTTCGTCAGTATGTCTTTATTATACAGTACAGGTGGTGATTGCGCGGTGATATGCTCGTAAATGCTTGCGAGGACGTCTGGTGCGTCGTCGTGTACGTTCTTGCCCTTGCTCTGGTAGCTGACAACGTTGGTGTGGAAAGCTCGCCAGCGACTGCTCCACGATTCAGGCATATAAACGTGTTTCTGCACCCACGCGCTTGATGAAAGAATACGCGCCTCCTTGTTCTTGCTCTGCGGCACTGCTTCTATAACGGTTTTGTTGCTTTGGTACTTCTCGCTCAGTCTGCGCTCGATGTTCTTACTATAAAGCCGTCCGCCGTTGTTGCTTTCAAAAGTCGCGTTCGTTACGTTGTTGCGATAAAGGCAATCCGCGACCTCTGTTTCGGTCGTGTCCATATTCTCGTCTGTGAAGACTACGTCAAGCACGTACGCCTCGTTGTCGATAATTTTATAGACAATCATACAGAGGTAGTCGCTTCCTGTGTCTGCGGTGTCGCAATAAGCCCAGACGCGCTCGTCGTCGGTTGGCGGCATAACCGCGTATGTGTTCAGGCTCTTGTATAGTACGCCCTTTACGTCCATTGGCTCGCCGAGATAGTTCGCGGCGGCTATGGCTGGAAGCATTTCCTGTGTCTTCAGGTCGTAGTCTTCTCGCGATAAAATGCTCGGACAGAGCATAGTTCCGTCTTCTTTGATTGCTTTCAGGTTCAGCTCTAGGACTTTGTCCTCACCGTAGGAGGATTTAATCCTGCCCGCAATGTCGCCCGTCGCCCAGCGCGTCATAATGACGATAACGCGCCAGTCGCCCTCCATTCGCTGAAGCATTGTGCTTGTAAACCAGTCCCAGATTTGCTGTAGCGTTCGCTCGTTCAGTGCTTCTTCTGCGCTCTTAATCGTGTCGTCAAGCACGAGCAGGTTCGCGCCAAAGCCCGTGGCGGTTCCTTTCGGGCTGGTCGCCAGGTACGATTTGCCGTAGCTTCCCTTCAAAGCCCAGAGTGCTTTACTACTTTCGCCTGATTGGAGCGTGGTATACGGAAAGATGTCGCTATATACAACCGTCTGGTCTTCTGCCTTCTGGCTGGCTATCGTATTCCTCACGCTTTCGGCGAAGGTGGTTGAGAGCGTTTCGTTGTAGCTCCCCGTCATAACCTTGAGGAGGTGGTTCTTGCCAAAGACCCACTCTACGGCGGTCTGCCCCGTCAGGCTCTTTCCGTGGCGCGGTGGTGCGTCGAGTAGTAAGAACTGATAGCCGTGGTCTTCGGTGAGGAAGTACTGCAATATGTCGCACATTTGTTTCAGGTGCGGTCTGTCGCTTCGATAAAATGAGGGGCGCATAACCTTCGCGTAGGCGTACAGGTTATATGGCGCTAGCTTTACGAGCGCTTGCTTCTGTAATTCTCGGCGTATTTCTCGAGCCTGTTCCTGCGTGATATGCTCCATATGATATATTTTTTTACCATTTTTTGCCGATTTTTCGGCTTGGCGTTCATTTTCGCGGCAATTTGGTTGTCTTTTTGCCGTCCTCCTTTTCGTGAAAATATCACGAGGCGGGTTTTTAGTCCTCGTCTACGTCGTTAAATGCAATTTGTGCGAGTTCTTCGTTGGTCAGGTTCAGGCTCTCGATTGATGAGGTCGTTATGCTTGTGTTCACAAACTGTGGAGCCTTGCCCTCTGTGCGGTCGGTGATTTCCTGGGTGGTGTTCAATCCGATTTTACCGCCCTTGCGTGCGTCTGTAATTCTTGCAAAGGCGATTTCCTGCGCGACGGTTCTCTCGTCCTCTGGTACCTTCGATAGCCAGCGTCGAGCTTGTGCGGTGGTCATTTTCATAAAGTACTTGTACCAGTAAGATATCATATTTTTATTAGTCCATCCGCCCGCGCTTCGGTTCTGTGGATTTACGGCTAGTCCTGCTGGTACGCCTGTGCCTTTTATGAAGCGTCCGTGCTTGTCCCGTTTCAGTTGTTGTGAGGTGTCAACCTGAACGGTTTCCCTCTTAAGCTCCTCAAACCGTACCTCATCGCCAGCCAGTTTATGCTCAATCATAACCGCGTCGCGTCGTCGTTTCGCGTTCTGTGCTTCTTTGCTCGTTGGCGTTGGTTTCCAGTCCTTGGTTGGAGCTGTCGGTTCTTTTACCTCTGTTTGCGTATTCTCTGTCATATCTGCATTATATCAAAAAGCCCCGAGATGTTGTTATTCTCGGAGCCTTCTGTATTTTTCAGGTGCCTGCTTTTATTCGTCTTACTTGTTGCTTGCTTTCTTGCTTGGTTTGTCGCTTGCTTCTGCGGTTTTCTTTGTGCGTGGTTTGCGTGTCTTTGGTGCGGCTTTCTTTTCTTCTTTGGTGTCGCGCTCCTTGACTTTCTTTATAGCTTCCTCGCGTTCGGTTTCTTCTAGGCGTTTGCCTACAAAGATAGCCAGCTTGGCTCCTTCGACTAGTGCGCTTTCGTAGCTCATAATCTCCTTAATCGTTTGCGCTTCGATAATGAAGCCGAAGATGAGGATTATGACGCTTAATATGTCAAAGCCTTTAATTATTACCTGCGCTAAGACTGCGCTTAGGCTGATTGTTAAAGCGATAGCCAGGAAAAAGAAAGCCTCGGCTTTTCTGACTGCGCGGTCAATTATCTCGCCAGACTCGTCCCTCAATTCTAGGACGTGGATTTCTATAGCCTGCTTTTTTAGTTCTTTCTCAGATTTCATAGTTTAGGTTCTCCTCTTCTTTTGTTGGTTGCTCGATGGGTTGCGTGGTGGTGTGTTTTTCCATTTGACGAAGTCGTTCGTATCCGCGCCAGATGAGTTCCGCGGCTTCGAAGAAGGCGGTCTTGTCTGCTTCTGATAGCTCGGCGATGTAATTCAGTGCTTGCTGTCGCTCGTCGATTTCGTCTATGGTCGCGCTGTAGTCGTAGTCTACAGTCTTGTGCTTATTGTTAAACATTCTCTTTTGCCTCCTCTTATAAGTGAAAGTAGTGGTTCGGCGATACCGCGCAGTAGATTGTGTAAATTAGCGAAAAGCAAGCGGTGCATAATGCTAGCAATATATGTAGCAGGACGCTGTGTCCTTGCTGTATTCTTACGTAGTTAGCTCCGTCGCGTGCGTTTCTTCGTTCTGGGTTCATTTGGTTTACTCCTTGAGTTAGTTTAGTTTCTGGTTAGTTCTCGCTCCCTCCTTTACATTATGATAGCCCCCATTCTGCGAGGCGTTCGAAGCCTCCGAGTTCGTCGATGTATTGCCTGGCAATCCTTACGATTTCGCGATAAGGCACGCCGTTGATGTCTGCGTCGCCGATTGCGCAGGATAGTTCTACGCGGTTGTTGCAGTCCTCGGCTTGCATATGCGCGTAAATATTCACGGCTACGTCTGCCTTGCTTAGGTCTTTACCGTGAAGCCCTCCGCCCGTTACGGCGCGTCCCATATCTGAGCCGAGTTTGCGGTTGGTTGCGCCTGCGTCGACGTTTTCGCCGCCTGACCATAAGCCGAGTGGATTTATAACAATCTCGTATTCTTTTAGCTCTTCGGCTTTGATTTCGTCCAGGATTTTATAAAGGTCTACCCTCAGCGCGTTCTCCTCGGCGTCGCTCTGGCAGATGATGAGGCGCTCCGCCTTCATATCGAGTATGTACTTACCGTCTGAGTTGTATTTTTGGTGAATACCTCGGGCGATTTTCGTAAGAAGCGACTGTTCTCTGTCTGTCGGCTCGCCGACAAAAATACCGTTGTCGCCTGCGCGTGGCTGTTCTCCTGCCTGGTTCGCGGCAAGGTGTACGTCCTGCTCGACTATGTTCATATTCAGGTTGTAGTCCTCGTGCTTCAATATTCGCGTTATGATTTGCTTGGCTACGCGCTTGGGTACGTATACCGAGCTTTCGCCGATGATGTTCACCTCTCCGTGTCCGAGTAGCACCTCGAAGGCTACGCGTGGAGCCTCCTGCTCCTCATAGGCGTAGTCCACGAGGGCGCCTGCTATTCGGTCGGCTAATTTGTCGGGGTGGTCTGGGTTGACTTTTTCAATCATCTTTAGAGTCCTCTCTGTCGTCTTAATGCTCGGCGTGCTGGCTCTGCTAGCGCGCTCTGCTGGGTTTTATTTATATAAATGATAGCATTTATTGTTAGCACTATGATAAGCACCGCTGTTGCGATTGCTTCGGGCGCTATCGCGTAGGCTGTTAATGTTGCGAGTGCTGTGTTGTATAGTTTTGTCATTTTTTTATCTCCTGGTGGGGGCGGTGGTGGTCGCCCCCTTGTTATTGTTTATTTAGTAGACGATTGTGTCAGCGTCGATGTCGTAAAAGGCTAGTAGCCTGTTCCAGTTCCTCATATTTGTGAAGTATTCCGTGTAAGCCCAGCTGATTTCGCCCGTCTGGCGGTTCCTGATAGCGGCGCCTCCTCCGTCGATTTTTGCGTTGCCTGCTTCGATGTCCTCGATGAGGGTCATTGTGAAAGGTTGAAAGTTTTTAGTCATAGCGTTTTCTCCTTTGTTCTTACGTTTGCTATGTTTTAATTATATTGTACCCTCTCAATAAATGCAAGGGTTTTTGTGAAGATTTTTTGACTTTTTTTCAGCCTGTGGACAACTTTTATAAAAATAAAACTACTACCCCTGTTTTGAGTAGTAGTCTTTTAATTGTCGCGTGATTTCGTGATAGCCTGCTCTGCGCCAGTACGCGCTGTGGTCAATCAAAAATAGGGCGTAGTCCTGGATAGTGTTTAGCTCCTCGCACTCGCGCTTCGCCTCGATAATAGCCCTCTCGATTTTAGTCGAGGTTACTCTATTGTTGAGCTTCTTTCTTCTTGTCGCGTCGTACCTGTTCGTGTCTGCTGTTGTTTTCATTCCAGTACCGTATCGTTTTGGCTTCGCGGTGAACGCTCCGCCTCATTGCTATGTAGTCTTTTAGCTCCTCAGGCTCTGCGCCATTCTCAAAGCAATACTCGAGCAGCTCTAATTCGTATAGCGCTAGTTCGCTCGCGTAGTCGATTGACCAGCGACTCGCGTCTTTGACTGCGCGGCGTGTGTTTTGGACTTGACCCGCTTTTGCGAAGTTCGCAATTCGCTTCAGTGCGTGAATAAAGCCCTCACCCAATCCTTGGATTTCCGCGACCTGCTTTGCGCGTGGTCTTAATTGTCGCGTCTGTCTTTTCATTGTTTACCTCTGTTTCTTAGCCACAGAGCTAGGTGGAGGCTCGCAAGATGTATGTTTATGATAAACGGGTAGAAAACTTTTACGTAAGAACAAAGGTACGACGAGCCTCCGCGTCGAAGCGCCAGCTGTGTGTATATCATCAATTGAGTTAATCGTTTAATATTTTTGTGCTGGTGCTTCTAGCTCCGCGGCTAAGATAGATTTTTAATGTGCTTGCTTAAATTATATCAAACTTCCGCGCTGTCGGCTTCAGTTTTCTGCGGCTTCGGGCGTCGGCTTATGGAGCCACCCTTTGAGCCTGCTCGGCGCGCCAGTTCGCGGTTCAGGGCGAAGCCTTTCGGTACGCGTGCGGCTCCGCCTATGCGCCCTAAGTCCCTGTAAAAGTTCGGGTTACTTGCTTTGTTTTTTTGTGCGGCTTTTAAACCGCCCTCTCTGTTTCCTGCCATAGTTTTAGTCCTCCTTAATGCCGAAGTATTTTTTCCAGTCGGCTTCGTGTTCTTCGATTGATTTTAGAGCGTCCTCTTTGGTTGCGTAGCGCACTGGTTCGCCTGAGTCATTCCAGATACTGTCAAAGCAGTCTATTTTTTTATTTAGATAATCATAGCAGACTACCCAGCCACCCTTGCCCTTCGTAAAGTCTGGCTCAAAGTCTGAGGTCTGACGTAGTCTAACTTCTGCTAGTCTTCGGTCGCGGGCTTCTGTGGCTTCTTCTGGCGTGAGATATACAACACCCATAGCGAGAAGTTCATTGTCCACGCCGTCGTTGTCCCAGATTTCCCGCTCCACGTTTCCGTATTCGTCAATATAAAAGTACGGCTCACCTATTTTTGGCGTGCGGCGAGCGCTGGCTGTCGGTTCTTCTTTGGTTTGTTCAAACCACTCGTCGAAGTTGTCGATGTCGATAGTAGGAATTGTGTACCTGTATTGCTCGAGTACCCTCGTCCCGTCGCTCTTGACGTCCTCGTTGAATATTGTCCCCGCTTTCGCGTAGGGTAGGTCTTTAAGCAGTTTATATTTCACTTCTTTACTCCTCGATTTCCTTTATGTGCGTTACATTTTTTATGCGCCAGCTGGCAGTTTTCGATTGTTGTTAAGCCACCTTTGCTGATTGGCACGATGTGGTCAATTGTGCAGTCTTTCATTGTTTCGATTGGTTCACCACAAAGCGCGCAGGTCGCTCCGTTCTTGTTTATCAGTTGTCTTCGTATGAATTGTCTTGAGCGCGTTTCTTTCGCTCCGTAGTCGCGAGTTACCTTCGCTGATAATTTTATATACATTTACTCCTCTCCGTTATTTTTTAAAGGGGCAGGGTGGCTGGTGCGCTGGTTTGGCTGTGTTCTTGAAAGGTTTATGGAAGTGTGCGACCTCAAGTCTGCCGTCCCAGTGCCACTTTCGCTGGCACCACCGCGCTTGTATTGTCGCCCTCTGCGTCGTTCTGGCGCGCTCTGTGGGCTGTTTTGTGTAAAAGTGCTAGTTTGTCTTAGTTTCGCCAGAAGCCTCGTCTGACGCTTCCTGAGAGCCGACTTCGGTTATCCAGGTTTCGTCAAAAATGATAGACGCTACGTGCTTTGGGTCTTTTTTGATAAATTGCCTAGCGTTCTTTTCTGCGTCTTCATAGTTGTCGCCTTCGACGTAGATAGTGCCGCTGACCGTTTGTGTAACCTTTATCTCGTAAACCATTGCCTTTTTACCTTTCTTCTTACGTTTGTTATAGTCTTATTGTATTGTACCGTTCCAAAAATTGCAAGCATTTTTTCAAAGATTTTTTATAATTTTTTGGAGCTGTGGATAACTTACCTTGCGTCAATTCGCCGCACCCGAGCCGCCGCTTGATTTCGGCGACGGCTTCGAGGTTTTTCTCGGCTTCTGTCATTATTTAATCTCTGCACCCTTCAAGGCTTCTAAGATTTGGTTGAAGTCCATTACTAAGACCTTGCGAGCGCGTGGGTTCTTTTCGAAGAACTCGAAGGCGGTGCGCTCTGGAGTGTCCCACTGTGGCTTGTTGTTGCCTGTTTCTAGCGCGTGCTTGAAGTCTTCGCGGTTATATTCGTCTGTGAATACTGGAGTTGCTTTGCGGCGGGTGTAGCGACCGCTTCCGCTTGTCCATTCGCTGGCTTGGATAGCGTAGCCTTGTTCTGCAAAGATTTTAATGTTGTTGATGTCTTTGGCTGTAAGCTTTTTCATTGCTTGCTCCTTTGTTCTTACGTTTGTCGTATTCTTAGTATATTGTAACGGCTCAATAATAGCAAGGGTTTTTGTGAAGATTTTTTGACTTTTTTTTCAGAAAAAGAAAGACACCCCTGTTACGGAGTGTCTGTCGAAGTGGAGCGAGGCGCCCAACCAGCCCTGCGCCTCTGCCTGTGTCTATAAGATTGCTTGCTTCCTGCCTGCCTGCAATCTTGCACGGTTTTAGTATAACATACTTTAATTTATCGCGGGAGTAGCTTCTTCCCAGCCGTCAGTTGAGCCAGTCTGAAAATAATGGTAGCGCTTGCGTATTCTATCGACAAAGCGCGGGTCTAGCTCCATTGTGCGACATTTCCTGCCTAGCTGTTCGCACGCTAGTAGGGTTGAGCCTGAGCCTGCGAAGAGGTCGAGTATCGTGTCGCCTTCTTTGCTGTGCTTCTTAATTGCTCGCGCTGGTATCGCGACAGGCTTCTGTGTCGGATGAATATATTCCGACCGAGGGTCGCGCTTCAAGTCCCAGACAGTGCTGTCGTCTTTCCATTTCTCGATTTCTTCGAGAAGCTGTTTTTTCGACAAAGTCTTGAGTATTTCGGGGCTGTCCCAGACCGTCGTCGACTTTCGCTCTGCGGCTTCTTCTGGACGTAGTCCGTCTTTGAAAGCTAAGTAGCACGGCTCGTGCTTCCAGTGATAAGAAGCTCGCCCAAGCACCAGAATTTCTTTGTTCCAGATGATTTGTTGCTTGACTACAAAGCCTGCGTCTTTGATTGCTTTATAAAACTCTCGCTCGGTTGCGTATGCGTGCCACACGTAGCACGCACACTTCTCCGCGCTGGTTGCGTATGCGTTTTTAAGTGCTTTATTTAAGAAGTCGTAAAGCTCCGAGCCTACAATTTCGTCGTTCTGAATTGAGCCCTGTGTGTCTGAGTTATATGACACTCCGTAGGGCGGGTCTGTATGAATAAGCACCGCTGTCGCCCCCCCCATAAGAGCGAGTACGTCTTCGGCTTTCGTACTGTCGCCACACATCAGCATATGTTCTCCGAGCTTGTAGATTTTTCCGAGTTCGCTTTTGGCAGCTTCTTCGATTTCTGGAGTCGGCACCTCTTCAATTTTAGTGTCGTCTTCTTTCTCCTCAAGCTCAGGCACCTCCACGCCCCATTCGTCGAGCTTCTCATAGTCGTACCTGTTCGCTAGCTTGTCCCAATCCCAGTCGCCGTTGTTGACGTTGTCGCGGATTGTGATTTCTTCCTCGCGCTCTTCTGTCAGTCCCTCGATGAGGTGCGTCGGCACTTTTTCCAGCCCGAGCTTTTTTGCGGCTTCGTAGCGCTGATTTCCTCCGAGGATTACAAGCTTGCCTGTCCTGTTGCTTAAAATAAGCGGACGAGCTTCGAAGTAGTCAGGATTGTCTTTAATCGATTGACAGAGCGAGTCGAAGCTATCCTTATCAATCGTTCGCGGATTATCTTCGAGCTTGTGCAATTCTGAAAGGCTTCTATACTTCACGGCGGTTGTACTTCCTATGCTTTCGTAGTTCTTCCATTTCTGCCGCTCGCTCCTCTGGTGTGCGCTTCTGCCAGCGTTTTTTCGCGTTTGCGGCTACTTTTTCGTGGAAAGCGCGCCATTTTTCCGCGTCTTTCTTCAATTTCTTGTACTCTGCGATTGGCAGAGTGATTTCTTTAGCCTTCGTCATTTACTGAGCCTCCATATACGTTTTATAGTTTTTAGATTGTTGTGAGAGAGCCTTCTTTGCGTCGTCCTCGGTTGCGTAGTACGCGATTGGGTTATAATTCACGGCTCCGCTCATAGGCACAACCACAAGCTCGCCTGTGCGCTTGTCCTGCGCGATTGCGTAGGCTACCGTGTTTTCGACTAGCTTCGTCGCTTCGTAGCTTCCTTCTTTCGCCTTGATTTCTTTGTAGGCGTTTTTCCAGTTCGGCTGGTACTGATTTGCTGGGTGTGCCGCCAGCTCTGCGCGTGCAATTAGCGCCGATTTATGCGCCAGCGCGTCTGGGTATCGCTCGAAGCTGTTGCCGAGTGATATTCGCGCCGCGTCTGTGATTTCGCCGCGATTTTCTGCGTCGCGCACTTCGCCTTCTGCGGTTAAATAATAGTACTTTGCGCCGATTGCTGGCTTAAAATACCGAGCCAGTTTCGTGTCCACTTTCGCGAAGAACTTTGCAAAGTCGTTAATTTTGTCAATCTTAATCACGTGCGCTTCGTTGTCGACTGATACCAAAGCGTCGCCGTTTGCTGATTGATAAAACATAGCACCAGCTTTGCACTCTGGCGTGTCCTGGATTAGCTTAAAATACTTCACCGTCGTCGTCTGCCTTTCTGAGCTTGTCCAGCTCATTTCTCACAATTTCGATAGCCTCGGTTGCGCCGTAGGCTACGTAGCCGTCAATTCCTGCGCGCTTCAATTCTTTCAGCCAGAGCTTCTGCTTTGGCGATACGGTTGGGTGCGCGCCTCGTTGTCGCTTCATCTCGATAGCGATAAGCTTACTTCTGCCGTTTCGCTCTGATTTTACTATAACAAAAAGGTCAGGTACTCCGCTCGATACTCCCAGCTTTCGGTTCACCATTCGATAGGCTCGCTGGCTCTGCTCGTTCGGCACGTGAAAATGTGGTAGCCTCAAAACCTCGAGATAATTCACAAAGGCTTTGTGTTCTTCTGCTTCGAGCGGATACTGTCTAATCGTCGAGGTCTTCATCTCGCGGCACCCAGATTGTAATTATCATCAGCGCAATTACTAAGATAGCCAGCACTGAAAATGTCGTGGCAATCACCTTCACGATGAAGTTGTGGCTGTTCGTAAAAATAAACAGCGGCATTGTTATTAGTCCGCCGATTGCGAAGACTACCACGCTCACAAAGAGCCTTGCTATTATGTCTATAATTTTCTGCCTCATTCTCTCACCCTCCTCTTAAAATGGTATCTCCGATAGGTCGACTGGCTCGTCGAGCTTTACGTCGTCGAGGTTCACCTCGTCGCTTGACTTCACTTCTTCTGCGTCTTCTTTCTTCGACGCTTCTGCGCTTGAGAGTAATTGTATACTGTTTACAATAACCTCAGCTCGCGAGCGCTTCTCGCCGTCTTTGGTTTCGTACTTGTTTATGTGCAATTTGCCGACAATACCGACGCGCTTGCCTTTGCCTGTGTACTTAGTTACCACGTCCGCGGTTTTTCCCCAAGCCAGGCAGTCGATAAAGTCGACATACTCTTTTTCAATCCCGCTCACGGCTAGTGTAAATGCGGCTATGTTTTTACCCGACTTTGTGGTGCGCGCTTCTGCGTCGCGCACCAGCCTTCCTACTAGCGTTACGTTGTTAATGTCTGCCATTTTTATAAGCTCCTTTCTTAAATGACGCGCTCTCTTTTAATAATACAGCCAGGCACTATGTCCGCGCCGCTTTTCTTTACGTAGTCTTTGATGAGGCTCTCGCTTGGCACACAAAGCTCTCGAGGTACTTCGTTCGCGTTCACAATTTCGACGGTGATTTTTTCGCGACTGCCTGTCTTTGGAGCTTCCTTTTCCATTGCGCGAGCCGCCGCCTTGGCTTCGGCTTCCATTTTTTCCGCGAGGGCTTTCGCCTTGTCAATTTCGAGCTGTTGCTCGGCTTCTTCCTTCTCTGTTTCTGGATTTTTTGCCAGCTCGATTTTTCGCTCGGCGATTTCCTGGCGCAGTTTTCCGATAAATGCAATCGCGAGCGGGTGCTTCGCGTCGTCATTTAATGCGGCTATGCGTTCCTCGGCGATTTTTTCGCTCTTGTCGACGTCTTCGAGTGTTTTCGCTTCTTCGATTGCTACCGCGTTCTTGATTTCCAGGAGGCTCACCCAGACGCGCTCGGCTTCGCGTTTTTTCTTCTCCTCTTCGGCGCGCTCGAAGGCTAGGATTTCGTTAGCGACAATTCCGCGAGCTTCTTCGGCTGGCGCCAAAATGTCGCGCTCTGCGCTTATGAATTGCTTTTTTACGTCGTCGAGCTGTCGTGTAAAGTTCTTGCGTAATTCTTCGGTTGACTTCTTGTGCGCTGTGATGTCTTTTATGACTTCCTTTGCGGTCTTTACGTCTGCGGCTGTTTCTACCTTGATGTTCTTGGCTCGCTCGAGTAGTTCGTTTGATTTAATTTTAAGCGGTGAGATTGCTTCTATTTGTTTATTCGCCGCTTGGCGTAGTTCTTGGTTGGCTTCGTTCATACGTACCCTTTCTTTTAGTTTGTTGTTGATTTAATTATATCAAAAATTATGTAACGCTACAATACTTTTACGTTATATTCGCGCACTTTTTTCTCGGCGGCTTTTAATTCGTCGATAAATAGCGCCACCTCAATTTCGAGGTTCTTGATGTAGTCCTCGTCGCGATAGACGCGCACTATGACTATCTGTGCATTCTCTGAAAAGTCTGGCGCGTAGCTCACCCAGTCCCACCAGAGGCGCTCCTTATCGCACATCATATTTCCCTGGATTTGAGGTATGTAAATTGACGGCACTTTGCCTGTCGTCAAAGCTTCCAAGTGGTGCGCTGGTGTGCGGTTCTTGATTTCTATACCGCCTTTGCCTTCGCCGCGCCAGTTGTCGACCTCGACTATTCCGTCAGCGCTCGCTCCTGTATCGAGGAAGAGGTGCTTCTTCAGCCCGCGCTCCTCTACTGTGTTGCCAGTTTCTAGCTCATACCTGAGCCTTGCGGCTGGCTCCATTTGTGTACCCCAATCCATATACGCCGTCTTGCCGTAGCGGCTGTATGGCTGACCCGTCAGTCGCTCGGTTAATAATTCGGCGAGGTAGTTCTTGCGACTGGTGCTTGCGTATCTTGCAAACCCTCCGCGCTTGGCGAGGATATCGCCGTAGCGGCTGGCTGTTGGTATTCCGAGACGGTCTTTGTACCAGTCCTCGGTTCCCTGCTCGTGTGTTGTCGTGTCCATTCTAGCCCTCGACTTTTACCGCAGTTTCTTCCTTGATTTTTCGCAGTCTTTCGCGTGCGACTGTTGCGGCGTAGGCTTGCTCCGCTGGAGCTAGGCTCGCGTAGGCAGCTTTTAATTCGGCTATCGTTTCGGCTTTCTTTAATCGCTCAAAGGTGTCCTCTTGCGGTTCTTCTGTCAGTCCGTAGTCTGAATTGTCGATTGTGTCGATGTCTTTTACTTCCTCGAAGAAGTAGCGCTTGCAGGCTCGCTTTATGACTGATTTTAGCCAGAACTCTGTGTCCCATTTCTCCCAGAGGTAGTTGTTGCGGCTACTCTTCTTCATTTTTTCGAAGTCTTCGGAGGACAGACCTTCGTAGTGTTCCGCGTCGCCTGTCTTAATCACACAATACGCGCCGACGATTTTTGAATTGCTGAAAGGCTTAATTTTGTGAGAATAGATGACCTTGCCGCTCTGTTTCTCGACTGTGAAGTTGTCGTCTTCGCGCACTACTTGGACGTCAAAGGTTGCGTCTGGGTGCAATTTCAGCACTTTGTTTTTGTAGCCCTGGTAGGTAACCATTGTCATATTTGCGCCTGATATGACGACGTTGACGCCGTCGAGGGGCAGGCTCAGGTTTAGCCATTTCGCAATCATACCAGCGAGCGTTCGCGCTCCGTTCTTGCCGACGACGCGCTTGTCGGCTGATTTTCGCGACTCTTCAATGAGTGCCTCTCTCACGTAGCGTAGGCTTGCGCGTGCGTCTTTGCTGTCTACGTCTACCTCCATTTTCTCGAGTTCGTCTTTGATTTCTGCTATGATGTCGTTGATTTTTTCCACTTCGTTCTCCTTGTTTAGTTGCTTTACTTTATTATAGTGTAACGGCTCAATTTTTGCTAGTCCTTGCGCGGTGTTCGTGTGAAGCGTTCTATTGCTCGCTCTAAGAACTTCTCGGGGTCTGTGCTTGACCTTACTAGTCCGTTGCCTGTCATTCTTCGGCACGCGGTGAATATTTGGTTGTTAATTCGGCTCGCGAGTGGCTCGTAGTGGATTTCTAGCACTTCGTCGCCGTCCTGGATTTCCATTTGGACGGGCGCGATAATTCCGCGGGTGGTTTCGCCTGCTAGGATTTCGACCAGGTGCTTCTTCTGTATTCGCGGGGCGTGCAAGGCGATAAACTCGCCGCTGTCGTCGATTGGCAGGATTACCGCCTCCGCCAGCTCGTTGGCGAGGGCGAGCAGGTCGCCGTTATATTCGCCGTTGACTAGCTCGTCGTGTAGCGCCATTTGTAGCAGTTTGTCTGCTAGGGCGGCGGTTCTATTCGCTGTAATCATCTTGTTGCTCCGTTTCTTCTATAACTCGCTTCTTCGTTTCCTCGTCGACTTCTTCGCCGCAGTCTGGGCATACAATCGCGTATGTTCCGCCGCAGGCGCACTCGACGTAGCCGCTATCGCCTCGCCCACAGCAGGGTTCTTCGAGATATGCGTTTTCGTGTTTGCATTCTTGCATTGTTTTACCTTTCTCTTACGTTTGTTGTACTTTCATTATATTGTACCCTCTCAAAAATATCAAGCCTTTTTGTGAAGATTTTCAAAGATTTTTTAGCCCTTAAATGAAAGCGATATTGTCCCGCTTTTTCTTGTTCTCGGCTCTCATTCGAAGCACTAGCTTGTCAAACTGCTTACGGAGCTTTGCGGTGGAAAGAATATTTTGCGACCAGAAGTCGTCCTCTTGCGACCATTTCATCACTGCGTTAATTTCGGCGTAGCTGTAGCCGTCGAGTCTGTGGATTTTCTCGATAGTTTCGATGTCTTTCTGGAGTTGCGCTTGTGTTCGCTTTTTGTTCGCCCTGTTTGGTAGTCGTTTATTTATCATTTCGTGCATTTTTTCGACTATTTCAGCAGCTTCTGCGGAGGTTTTACTCACCTCGCTTGTCCGTTGGCGGACAAGTAGAGTATTTCTATTACTGTTTCTATTACTGTTTCTATTACTGTATTCTATAGTCCTCCGTGGGGGAAGGGGGGGTTCCTCCGTGGGGGAGGGGGGGGTTACTCGGCGGGGGAGGGGGTCTGCT